GTGGTATCAACGCAGAGTACAACAAGGTACATTCAGGAGGTTTTTTTTTTTTTTTTTTTTTTTTTTTAAAAACCAAAAAGAGTGGCCCAGTAACACAGTAATCTAAAAACCCAAAAAAAAGGGGTTAATTTCTAGTACGAAAGATTTTTAATCCAAACAAATTTCTTAATCGCTGCATCCTAAGGCTGAACCTTACTCAACATAGTACGACTACGTCCACCCCGTGGGTGGTTCATCGTACTAGGTTTAAATGAGTCTGGACCCTACTTTCGTATAGGGTGACCACCTTAGGGGTAAATTCACGGAATATGAATAAAGAAAAAGGGAAAGTCGCCTATTGAGCTATTTCCCTAGAAACTTGTTATGTACAAAAGACATTAGAATGAAGAGATGATGCGACGAATTTCCGGCGCACCAACAAGGTACCCGAAGCTAAAATCGTCTCCTGCCGCTTCGTACAGGTTAAATGCACCAAAGCAATTTCGAATTGCTCCACTATCCTTGCTAGTGGTTTTGGGTGCTGTTGGAAATGCACCATCACCTGGATAACTATATACAGGACGATCCATTCCTTCCGGATCCAAGGAACGTGTAACGGCTATCTTCGATCGTCGTATTACTGGTCCATCCACATCCGAAATGTCTTTTTCTCCAACCAACGATATTGGAGTTTGGGAATAGAACGGTACTTCAAATTCAATAGTACCATTCAAGTCTGGATACACATAGTGTTCAAATACGGGAGAATCTTGAAAACTCTGGAATGATGAGATATGTGGTTTTTCTAGAGTTCCGTTTTCATCAATGTCTGTTGAACGACGCACTATCAATGGATCTGATGGTCTAATGGCGTCGAATTCTACACCGTCCGTCGCACTAGTGTACAATTTTCGTGTCGTTGCTGTGTTATCGAGATCCCTATGACCGACATTGGTCGATCGCAATCCGTTAGTGCAGGGTGTTGCAATCTTATACCTTCTCGAGCCACGCCAAAATCGGTATAAGTACGAAATGTAGTACAAAGGACACCTTGCTGGAAAGGTGCACATTGCATCAAAATCTGCATCAACAAGTTCCCCTTGCTCTTTGCGCATAATTGGAAGTTTGACCGTTTGAATCGTTTCATGAGGGTCTTCAGACGCTTCACCAAAATACGCAGGATCAAGCACTATTTTATTGAATAGGTACTGAGGTGTTGTGTTAGGAACAGGTCCTGGATAAACGTACCTAGAATCAGTTTTGGATTTATAGGGATACGGATATCCGTGTGCAGTTAAGGCAAACCTCTTAACTAGCTGTCGTAAACTCGTGATCTTCTCTCCAATAGTCAATTCTTCTGCTGTTGTCTTGCCCATTTTACTCATTGGGAACAAGTTGTTTGCTGCATCAGTAACTTGTTCATTGTGTTGGATTGCCCCTGAAGTCAAATTCAAAATTTGAGCCTTCCATTGCGTATTGACCTCATCAATTCCTGCACCAACATCTAAATGAGTAGGACGTTTCAATTTGGGCGGCGGTTGTGTTGGTACAGTGACCATAAATTTCCCAAAATCGGGCATTGCAAAAGACAAATCTGATGCCCCACTAATCCACATATTAATGGGACAATTACTGGCCACACTATCCGACGCTATCCTCAACTCATTGAGAACAGTTATAGAAACAGTCCCAGTTGAGTAGCGCTCATTGAAGAAATATGCGGAGTTGTGTGTGCCTATGCTGACTTCTTTCCATGGCACATTTGAGATGTATGGAATCTCAAACTCCAATTCCGAAGACACACTTAGGTCTAAAATCCAATTATAAGCATTTTCAAACGCTTCTGCTGGTGAAATTGGTTCATGTATACCTGGATGGTATGTTATACGTAAACGACCTGTGTGGAAAGCTGTCTTCGCTACCGTGAGTCTATATTTCAGTCCACCACGCCACTGCTGAAACATGGACGCTACAAACGCCAGTGTGGTTGGTCTGTGATGAGTTGTCATGGCACCATCTACATCTGATACACCTGGTGCTACTGGGAAGTAATGCAAAATTTTTCCTTCTTCTTGCCCAATATTCCAGTCAATACCTGCCTTGTAT